GCAGGATTTGCTAGAGATTTACAAACAAGTGGTAATGGTTTAGTAAAAGGTATTACCCAAGGTAATGGAAAGTTTATTATATCTGTAGCAAGTTCTGATGTGTATAAAGAAACATCTACTTATGAAACAACTGGATATCTTATTACATCTGCTGCAGATTTTTTTACTGCAGAGAGTAAACAATTTGTTGGTGCAGAAATATCTACTAAGGAATTGTCTGCTAACACAAATGTAGAACTTAGATTTTCAAATAACTTTGAAGATTTAGATAATCCTGATAGTGCTAATTACCAATTAGCTTTAAAACAAACTACAGGCACAGGAGATACAGAAATACAGATATCACCTGTATCAAGATATATTATTGGTAAATTAATTTTAAATTCATCAGATGGTGTTAATACACCATTTGTTAAATCACTACAGTTTCGTGCATTAGCTAGACCTGAATTGGTAGTAGCACAAGTACCTATAAATATATCTGATAGAGTAGAAAGACCAGGAAGAAAACCTATTAAAGTTAAAAATTTAGGTGATACTTTATACAGTGAGTTAAGAAAATTAGAAGGAGATGCTGTAACATTAGAACTCTATGACCCTAATGAGGTTATTAGAGGTGTTGTGGAAAGAATAAGTTACCCAGTACAAGTTAATGCTGAAAGAGGTTCTGTAACCCACTATGCAATAATAACAGTGAGAGGTACAAGACAACCAGTAGTTCAACCTGTATCAAGTTTGTATACACTTGGTTTGGAAACATTAGGTAGAATGAGATTTGGTGGTTAAAATATTATGGTATCATTGTTTAAACAAGGAGATAAATGGTAGCTCAACAAATTAATTACAGTAACTTTTTTGAAACTACATTAGATGGTAATGTTGGTGCATCTGATACTTCTATTACATTATCTATAGCCCCTACATCGGATGGAACTTCAGAAATATCCGCACCTTTTTATTTAGTTATAGACCCTGATAGTGCAACAAATAAAGAAGTAATATTAGTTACTGCATCTTCAGGTGTAACAATGTCAACTGTAACTAGAGATGTAGAAGGTAGACATTCTCCTGATATATCACACGCTGATGGAACAACAGTTCGTATGGCAGTTGTGGGAGAAATGTTTGAAGATTTACATGACCAACTTACATCAGGAACTTTAACTTTAACAAATAAAACATTAACAAGCCCAGTACTAAATACAGGTGTTAGTGGTACTGCAGTATTAGATGATGATACTTTTGCAACAGCTAGTGCAACTACAGTACCTTCATCAGAAAGTGTCAAAGCCTATGTAGATACTAAAGCTAGTATTGGTCTTATCATAGCGTTAGGATAATTATGGGTATGTTATTAATGCTCAAAGAAGGTGGAAGTCTAGGAATAGACACTATTGGTAATTTACCATTAGATGAAGATATAGATTTATTACCTGATACTGGTGCAATATCACTAGCATTTAGGGAAATAATGGAAGCACTTTCTGTTACTAACACGACAAGTACGCAAGCTCGTGCTATAGTAATGGGAAGCATATAAAAATATATGGAGATAAGATAAAATGGCAGAAACATTTAAATCAGTAACAGTAGACGCAGGTCTTACAATGTCTGACTTAATCCCAACAGTAGCAGCAGATACACAAGTAATTGTTATATCTTGTCGTGCCACCAATGTTGATGGTGCAGCAGATGCAACAGTAGATGTTGAGATTACAGATGGTGCTAGTAAAAATGCTTATGTTGCTTATACAATGACAGTTCCTGCAGATAGCTCTTTAGAGTTAGCAGGTACATCTAAGTTAGTTTTACAAACTGGCGATAAGTTACAAGGGTTAGCATCAGCTACTGGAGATATAGAGTTTTTCGTTTCTTACTTAGAGATTACATAATAAGGGGTACCTATGGCTAAATATGGTTTCACAGGTGCTAAACCTACACAATCTAGTTCTGCCAATACTGGCGTATTTGGTGTTAATGATGTAGTTGAATTACTAGGTAAAGGTAAATATAAATTACAAGCTATTAATGTTTCTTATTTAGTAGTAGCAGGTGGTGGCGGTGCAGGTGGAAACTCAGGTGGTGGAGGCGGTGGCGGTGGCTATCGTAACTCTTATGCTTCTGAAACTTCAGGAAACCAAAGTTCAACAGAAACACCATTAGAAATTTTACCAGGTACTAGTTTTACAGTAACTGTAGGTGCAGGAGGTTCAGGTTCAGTTAACAATGGTGCTTCAGCAGGAAATGATAGTATTTTTAGTACTATAACTTCTATTGGTGGAGGTAAAGGTGCAGGTTCAGGTGCTACCGGTGGTTCAGGAGGTTCAGGTGGCGGTGGTAGTGAACAGTATGGTACTAAAAACAATGGTGGTGCAGGAACAGCAAATCAAGGTGGTAGTGGTGCTAAAGGTTATGGTAACACTAACCCATCTGCAGGTGGTGGTGGAGGTGGTGCTTATGGCAACGCTTCAACTTCAACAGATGGACAAACACCAGTGGCTGATGTCACAAGCACAGGTTTTAATGGTGGAGATGGATTATCTTCTTCAATAACTGGTTCTTCAGTAGAAAGAGGAGGCGGTGGAGGTGCCGGAGGTCGTGGTAATTATGGACTTGGAAATGGTGGTGGAGGAAATGGAAATACTTCAAATGCATCACAAGGAAAAAATGGTTTTTCGGGAACAGCAAACACTGGTGGAGGTGGTGGTGGAGGCTCTCAATCTGATGGTGGTGTCAATCCTTCAGGTGGTAATGGTGGTTCAGGTGTAGTAATACTAAGATATCCAGGTAGTACTTCAATAACTATTGGTGGAAGTTTAACATCAACTACAACTACAGATGGTGGAGATACAGTTGTTACATTTACAGCAGGTTCAGATACAGTTACACTAGGATAATAATATGGCACATTACGCATTTTTAGATGAAAACAATATAGTAACCCAAGTCATTGTTGGAAAAAACGAAGATGAAAAAAGAGATGGAGTTATTGTAGATTGGGAAGAATGGTATGGAAATTTTCATGGAGTTACTTGTAAAAGAACTTCTTATAATACAATTGCAAATACGCATTTATTAGATGGAACTCCTTTTAGAGGTAACTACGCAGGTATAGGTTATATTTATGACACAGAAAATGATGTATTTTATCCACCTCAACCTTATCCTAGTTGGACATTAAATAGTAATTGGGTATGGGAAGCACCAGTTGAATATCCTGATGATGGTAATTTTTATCAATGGAACGAAGAAACAACAAGTTGGGATTTGGTAGAATAGATTATGGTAGATAAATCAAACGAATATGGATATGTACCTTCAAGTCCTACACAAGCTAGAGGTTCTAATACAGGTATCTTTGAAGTTAATGATGTAACTGATTTATTAGCAGCAAAACAATGGTCAGGAGATTTTGGTAAATTAGAATTAATTGAAACTAAAACTGCAAGTGCAGATAGTTTTATAGATTTTACTTCTTTAGGAAGTTACAATGTTCATTTTATAACAGGAAATGATATTAATATGTCTGCTAATAATCAATTTTTTAGAGCAAGATTATCAAATGATGGTGGCTCTAGTTTTATAACAAGTGCAACTCAAGAAAGAGCAGGAATGAGAATGTTAACAACTGGTAGTTTTGGGGATACTAGAAGTACAACAGATACATTTTTTGGACATTACCTAACTGATAATTCAGGTGGTTATGGTACTACTGCTGATAATGGTAACTTTTATTTGTATTGTTATAATCTTTTAGACAGTAGCAAATATAGTTTCTGCACTTCACATAGCACAGGTTTAGAACAATCATCATCAACATATTCAGCAATGTTTGGTAGTGGTACATTGCCAACTGCTGAAACTCATAATGCTATAAGATTTTTAAATAGTTCTACTGGTACATTTTCAGGAACACTATCTCTATATGGAATTGCAGAAAGTTAGATTATGCCAGTAGGTAATTTAGAATTTATAAAATCTGCTACAGGAACTTCTGTTACTTCTTTATCAGTAACAGATTGTTTTAGTGCTGATTATGATGTGTATCAAGTATTAATTTCAAAGTTAAATGGACTTCAAGCAAGTGGTGGTAGAGTGGTGCAAACTAGATTTATTGATAATGTAGGTAGTGTTATATCTGCAACTGAATATGATTATGCAACTCTCAATATGAGAAGTTATGATGTATTTGAACAATTTAGAGCTACAAATGCTACTGATTTTTTATACACAATTAGATATGAAGCAGCAGATACAGAAGGTGGATTAAGTATGAATATTTATAATCCTAATGACAGTTCAAGCTATACTTTTGCAAATTGGATATCAGCAGGAACAGGAACATCTAATAGATTACTTGGTTATAAAAGCATTGGAGTTCATAAATCAGCAGAACAAATAACAGGTATTCATTTTTTTGCTAGTGCTGACAGTTTTGATTTAACAGTTAAAGTATATGGAGTTAAATAATGGCAGGTAGCTTAATAAAAATAGATGAAGAAATAGTTACATCAGCAGTAGCAAGTGTTACTTTAACAGGTATTGATAGCACTTATGATGTGTATATGTTGAAATATAATAATGTTGTTGCTGATACAGATGCAGTAGGTTTAAGAATAAGATTAACAGTTTCAGGAACACCTGATACATCTGCAAATTATGATGGTGCAGGAAAAGTATTGAGGGCAAATACAACTTTTAATAATAGTTCTTATACAAACTTAAATCAGTTTAATATTGGAAATACAGGAACAGGAACAGGGGAACAATTCAATGGAGTTCACTATTTATTTAATTTTAACAATGCTAGTGAATACTCATTTATCACAACTGAAACAAGTTTTTTAGAACACTCACCTGCATTACAGGGTAGGCAGGGTGGAGAAGTTTTGACAGTTGCACAAGCCACAGATGGAGTACATTTATTTTATTCTAGTGGAAATATAACTGAAGGAACTTTCACATTATATGGTTTAAAGAAGTAAGTATAAGAAATATATAGTAAGATAGGAGAGATATGGCAACATTAGAAGAACTAACAGTTATAGCAACTCAAGAAGTTGAGGACGCTAAACCAATGTACAAGCAAGTTAATAATGAGAGATTGGAATTTTCACAAGCTGATTATGACCAAGCAATTATTGATAAAGCTAATTCTATGTGGAACGACCAACAGTTTGGTTATATTCAAGCTAGGCAAGAGGCTTATGGTTCAATAGCAGACCAACTTGATATGCAATATTGGGATTCTGTTAATGGAACAACCACTTGGGCAGACCACATAGCACAAGTTAAAGCTGATAATCCAAAACCTGAATAATGCAAATAGACCTTATTAGGACACAATTTGGCAATGACGCAACAAATGGCTTGTTATTTATTGACGGAAAATTTGAGTGTTATACATTAGAAGACCAATACCAAGCAGTTAAAGTTATGCATGAAACTTGCATTCCAGAGGGCTCTTATGAAATTAAATTTAGAAAAGTAGGTGGTTTTCATCAAAGATATTCTGAAAGATATAAAAATGCTCATTATGGTATGTTATGGCTACAAGATGTACCTGAATTTGAATATATATTAATACACTCTGGTAATACAGATGAACATACTTCAGGTTGTATATTAGTTGGAAATACACAACAAGATTTAGATTTAAGTAAAGACGGCATGGTAGGTAAATCTAGAAAAGCATATGAACAAATGTATAGAAAAGTATCAGCAGTTTTATTACAAGGTAGTAAGGTAACTATTAATATATCTAAAATCAATTTAGGACCAGATAATAAAGCAAAAGACCATGTTATAAATATTTCAGAAATGCAAAAATTAATTGATAATCAAGATGAAAAATTATCTCATATATCAGGACAATTAGGCATTTTATTAGCTTTAGTTAAAGGCAAAAATATAATCTAAAGGAGTTTTAATGCTCTGTCATAAATGCAAAATTAAATATATTATTAAAAATGGCTATCTATTATGTGCGAACAAAAAATGTCCTTTGTATAATAAAAAGCAGACACAAATATTTAAACCTGAGGAGGAATAAATGAAAAAAAGTAATTGGAAAGCATATTGGAAATTTATGTTTTCAAAAGCTTTTAGAACAGGACTACAATCTGCAATATCATTATATTTAGCAAATAGTTCAGGAATTATAGACGCAGATATGGTTCAATTGTTAGGCGTAGCTTTTTTATCTAGTTTTATTACAGTAATACAACATGCATTAGAACAATATAAGCCAAAACAAACTTTTGATAATTCATGAAAATAGATTTTAAAATGCTTATGCCAATATTAATAACTGCTTTAATAGGCGTTATTGGTTGGTTATTTAATACAATAGAGGAATTGCAAATAGCTCATAGTTCAATGATGACGCAACTACGCATATTAGAAAAAGATTTAGATATGCAAGAAAGTTTATTTAGTGAGTTATTATTTAAAATAAGTGGTTAAATATGGATTATATAATTGGATTTTTACTAGGATTTTTTTTAAAAGAAATTAGTAATTTTATTAAAAGAATAACAAGTTCATCTATTCAAAAAGATTGGGATAAAGAATGGGATTGGATTACGCCTATTCAAGAGGATGATTTACCATAATGTGTTTAGTAACTAAAAATCCTGACGGTTCATTTGTTCAAATTTGTAATTGTGAACATGGTAGTGAAAATTGTGAAAATAATGAGTGAAAATAACGGATATACACAAAAGGAAATGACAGAAAGAATTATGCTAGATATAGAAAAGATTTTTAACAAATTAGATGAATTACAAAAAGATATAAATACAAGACCAACAAGAGCTGAAATCTATGGTTGGATAATTGCAGGAATTTCTATTGCGACTTTGGTCAATGTTTTAATGTAAAATAATATAAAAATAAAGGATAATAAAAATGGTACAACCAACAGAGCCATATAGTCGGCTTAAAAACTATACAGAGAATATGACAATTACAATTGCAACAGACGACCAAAATAGTAATAGCTTTGATATGCAAGGTAGTAAATTAAGAGCTTTAATTATGCCTAGTGTTTTAACAAGTAATAAGTTTCAATTACAGTTCAGTATTGACAATTCATTTTGGTATAACTTTACAAATATTACAGGAATAACTCAAGACATACAACATACTGCTGATGGTTTAGTTTTTTTGAATGATTTTGATTTTTTATCTGACGGATATTTAAGAGTTAGGACTAATTCTTCAGAACTTGCAGATAGAACATTTATTGGTATATTTGGTTAATTTAATAACAATTTTAATGTAAAAAAAAGGGGCTTTCGCCCCTCTCTTTTTATCCTTTCCAAGGATTTTTATAGCTCTCTGCACAACCTTCGTTACAATGGTATTGTGTCCAACCGTCTTTTCTAGTCATTGTCATTAATCTTTTATCATTGAGTTCTGCAGTTGCTTCGTTATAGCAGTAGCTTAAGTCAGAAATTTTCCAACCTGAAAATTCGTTAGCTCTTTTTCTGCAATTACATGGACCATAAAAGTCAATGTTTACTTGACCACAATCTTCATAGTGCTTTTCGCTATTCTCCCAATGCTTTACAACTTTAACTTTTTTTAGGTTTTTTTCTTGTTTCACTTTGTTCTCCTTATTATCTAACATACCTATATATTATGCTTCTTGGCTAGAGATAACAACTAAAACAAGTATTTTATAAAAAAATAACTACCGCGATACTTACTTCTCTCGAATTTTTTTTAAAAATACCAAAAAAATTCGTATTTTCTACTAATATTTTACTGTGGCGAATAAGAACACACCTAAAGAATGGGGCAATAACTTTTATAAAAAAGGTTGGCAACCAGGCTTAGAACTTAATGATGAAACTGGTCTTGGAGAAATAACTCATGTTGGAACTGACCCTAATTTTAGAAATAAATATGATGAAATATTATTAAATTGGGGCTTTGACCCTAAAGAATATGAAATAATAGGAACAGTTAGAGCTAGTAGTTGGAACGCTCAATTAAAAGGTGGAACTGTTGAAACTTTTTATGCTTTTAAAGGCATAGTTCAAAGAAAAAATCCTAAAAGAGATAAATATACAAAAGAATTAATTAAACATATATCTAAAAAAACACCATTAAAACAAAAAACTTTAGGTGGAGATACTGCTTTTATGTTCTTTATGGCTGATTGGCAATTAGGAAAAAAAGATTTTGGAGTAGAAAATACTATAAATAGATACGATATTGCCTTACAAGACGCAGTAAATAGAATAAAAGATTTAAGAAAAGTAGGAGTTCAAATAGATGAAATTTATATGGTCGGTTTAGGCGATTTAACTGAAAATTGCACTACTGCTTTCTTTGATAGCCAACCTCATAATGTTTCTTTATCCCTAATTGAACAATACGCACTAGCAAGAAGTATGATTATGAAAACAGTTGATACATTTTTACCTCATGCAGATAAATTAGTTTTAGCAGGAATTCCAGGAAATCACGGCGAAATGACAAGAAGTTCTAAAGGTAATGTATTTACAAATAGATTAGATAATTCTGATATTATGCATTTTCAAATATGTGAAGAAATAATGAATGCAAATAAAGAACGATATAAAAAGGTAAGAGTAGAAGTACCAGATAATTTTCATCAAGTATTAGAAGTTAAAGGTAAAACTTGTGCTTGGACTCATGGACATATGACAGGTAATAGTGGCTCTAATCCAGAAATAAAGATAGAAAATTGGTGGAAAGGACAAATGTATGGCTTTTTACCTAGCGGACAAGCAGAAATATTAGTAACAGGACATTATCATCACTTTAGAGCTAAATATCAAGGCGATAGAGCTTGGTTTCAAGCACCTAGTTTAGATAAGAGTATTGACTTTACACAACGAACAGGACTATGGAGCCACCCTGCAGTATTAACATTTACAATAAATGAAAAAGGTTGGGCAAATTTAGAATTATTGTAAATATAGCTAAAAATATACTATACTTATATGTATGGCAGAATTAAAAAAGTTGCACGCAATTGAATATACAGGAGATACTCCTCAATTTATTTTTAAAAGTGGAGAAGATATTACAATGGAGCCTATGAGAAAAGGCGTACATTTAATTGAGCAACTTACAAAAAGCTAAAAAAATACAAAAATGTTAGAGTTAATAATCGCTTGTGCTATACCTTACCCTTTTTTAACTCCTGATACTTTAAATGAATATATTGAATGCAGAGAAATACAATATAAAGTTAGTGCAGTAGAAGAACATATTGAATTAATAGTTGATGAATTTGGTTTAGATAAAGCTTTAATACCTTTACTAATTATTTATTGTGAAAGTTCTGGCAGAGAAAACGCTATAAATTACAATAAAAATGGTACAACTGATAGAGGATTATTTCAATTTAATGATAAAACTTGGGCTTGGTTAAAACCTAAATTAAAAATAACAACTACTCCATTTAATAAAATAGTAGCTACAAAAGTAGCTAAATGGTTAATGATTAATGACGGCTTACACCATTGGAACGCAAGTAGAAAGTGTTGGGACTATGATAATAAAAACTGAAAAAGAAATGGAAAAATTATTAAAAGAAATAGAACATACAAAAGGTGGTAGTTTAAGTTCTAAAAGTCATTTAAAAAATGCTTTGTATGATTGGCGAGTTGAAAAACAATGGGATAAAGAAAGTTCTAAAGTTTTTAGCTTAGAAGATAAAGGTTTTATGTTTATTTCTTATACAAAAAGAGAACCAAGACATTGTACTTTAAGACATTTTTTCGTATTAGAACAATATAGAGGTAAAAATATTGGTGCAGAAATGATGAAAATGTTAGAAGAAGATATGAAAGAAAATTATGTAATGTTATTAAGGTTTTTTGCAAATAAACCAAGTATTAAATTTTATGAAAAATTAGGCTACAGGTGGCATGGAATATCAAAAACTGGCTTACCTTTTACTTATTGGAATATAATCACTAAAAAATTAGCACCATTACCTAAAACTCAAGAAAGATATATTGTAAAACCTACACCAATGTAAAAAAAGAAGACCTTAAAGACTGTTGCCAGTCCTTAAAGTCTTCTCGTATGTTAGATAATAATCACGGAGTTATCAGTGAATATATCATCTATTCTACCCTATTGGGAGTTATAAATCTAAATTAAGAGATTAAAGATACAGGCTAAATAATGACAATCTTGCTTACAGTTAAAGTTCAAAGTAATTTGTCAAAACCACTTTGATTAAATTAACAACCCACCACACTCCACAACTAACCTAAAAGGATATTGTACTGCAAGTTATTCCTTCAGGCTTATATACCTTTCAGTATATGGCTCGTGCATTACGCTACGACCACCTGAGATGAAGCTTCCCAAATGAGAAGTTACCTTCACAACCTATATCTTTAATCTCTCAAATTAACTAAGTCCTTACGGATATGAGCGTATCTGTTTGCTTACTTAAATTACTTATCTAACATTTTTCGACATGCCGTATTTCAGGATTGGTTACTAAATGGTTTATAAGTTTTAAGTAGTTCATATTGCTTCGAATCAATATATGCTTTATAGCGTAGCCCTAAAGTATTTCAACTAAAGGCAGGTACATTCCTGAACTACTTGCCAAACAACTACTCATATCCATAAGAACTCAGTTACAAAGAGCTTTTGTGAGAGCATACTCTAGATTTTTGGCTAGTTAAGTTTATACCAATCCTACTTTAAATTATTTTTTAATGGAAATTCTCAATCCTGTAGTCAATACGCCTACCTTACTTCTTACTTCTTGCTTTACTTCTTAACAAGTGGGCTAATTACCTCCCCAAGTTTCATTTTCAGGTACTAGTTTATGCTCACAAAAGCTCTCTGTTTAAGTCTTCATCAAGGTTGAATTTCTAATTTCTTACCTACCAATTTTACTTGGGTTAGCTCTCGCTCTACTCGGTTGCTATTTTTTAAGGCTAACCATAACCTTATAAAAAATATAATAAACCTATATTATACTTTTTCTACTTTTTGTTCTAAGTTTTTTTTATTTTAGTTGTTATAGCGAGAACAGATTATATAATAGACAAATTTTTTATACCTGCTAACCTTATCTCAAGTACTAGAAAACCTTAAACAAAACTAGGAGGACAAAATGGCACATGAGCCAGAATATACTAAAGACCTAACTATATTAGGAAAAAAGACAAGAAATCCATTAGACCAACTTGAAACTTTTCCTGCACCAAAAAATACTCAAACAGTAAAATTTTGGACTGATGAATTGACAAGTTTATGTCCAATGACAGGACAACCTGACTTTGGAGAATTAACTATTGAATATCAGCCTGATGAATTATGTATTGAAAGTAAATCATTAAAGCTATATTTATGGACATTTAGAGAAGTAGGACATTTTTGCGAGGCATTAGCAAGTGATATTGCACAAAAATTATTTGATACTTTAGAGCCTAAATGGATAAAAGTAACTAATAAACAATCTAAAAGAGGTGGAATTGAAACTACTTCAGTAGGATATTTGGAGAAATAATGAAAAGAGCAGTATTAAGCCTTAGTGGAGGCATGGATAGTACAGGACTTTTAATTAATTTTTTAGCAAATGATTATAAAGTTTCTGCATTAAGTTTTGATTATGGACAAAAACATAAACTTGAATTAGAAAGATTATCTGATAATTTAGCTTATTTAAAAGAAAATGGCTATGAAGTAGAACATACAGTATTAGATGTATCTCAAATAGGTAATTTATATAACTCTGCATTAGTTAGTAGCGATACTGATGTGCCAGAGGGCTTTTATGAGCAAGAAAATATGAAACTTACAGTAGTTCCAAATAGAAATATGATTTTCTTTTCTATGATTGCAGGTTATGCATTATCAATAGCAACAAAAGAAAATTGCCAAGTAGATATTGGACTTGGAGTTCATAGTGGCGACCACGCAATTTATCCTGATTGCAGACCTGAATTTTATGTAGAGGCAATGAATGCTTTTAAAGTAGGCAATTGGGATAGTGATTTAGTAAGTTTAAAACTTCCTTACTTAAATGGAGATAAATTTACTATATTGCAAGATACTGACGCAAACTGCGTTAAGTTAAATTTAGACTTTAATACAGTTCTAAAAAATACTAATACAAGTTATGCACCTGATGAAAAAGGAAGAGCTAGTGGAAAAACTGGCTCTGATGTTGAACGAATATTAGCTTTTTGGCAATTAGGAACACAAGACCCAGTTGAGTATGTAGGAGGTTGGGACGAAGTCTTAGAAAACGCTCTTAAATTACAACAAGAATTTCAAGAGAATAAGTAGGGCTACTACCCAATGAATGCTTTTTCCTACCGAGAGAACAAAAGCTCACAGGTCTTTTTTGACCATAAACATTGAAAGGTTGTAAGAAATGTACTCAATAGCTAAAGAATTTACTTTTTCTGCAAGTCATCAATTACTTAATTTACCAAAAGAACACCAATGTGCTAGGTTGCATGGACATAATTATGTAGTAATTGTTGAGTTAATATCTATGAGATTAGATGAAGTTGGTTTCATAATTGACTATGGAGAATTAAATTTTATTAAAGAATATATAGATAATAAATTAGACCATAGGCATTTAAACGATGTTTTAAACTTTAATCCTACTGCTGAAAAAATGGCTAAACATTTTTATAAAGAATTTGAAGCAATGTTTATTGAAATATATGGAGAAAAAGATATTTTAAATAAAGTAAGTGTAAAAGAAACTGATAAAACTATTGCAAGTTATTATGAATACTAAAACTTTACCTTTAATTAGAATAAATGAAATTTTTGGACCTACATTTCAAGGCGAGGGGCAAACTATTGGAAAGATTAGTGCATTTATTCGTGTTAGTGGTTGCAATTTAACTTGTGATTGGTGCGATACTCCATACACTTGGGACTGGAAAGGTAAAAATGGAGTTAAGTATGACCCTAAAAAAGAAACTATTGGCTTTACAGTTGAGCAAGTAGTAGGACAAATAATGAGCCTTAATTTACCTTTTGGAAGTCATATTGTTTTTACTGGTGGCGAACCAATGAGCCAACAAAGTAAATTATTTCATGTAATGAAAAATCTAAGACAAAAAGGATTTGTTATTGAAATTGAAACAAATGGAACAATATTAGCTAAAAATGATGAGTTTTTTGATGTTATAGATTACTTTAATATTAGTCCTAAATTATCAAATGCAGGTATGCCAAAAGAAAAAACTATTAAACCAAAAGTATTAGAACAATATATGCAATATTCGCAAAACTATGCTTTTAAATTTGTAGTACAAGAAATAGATGACTTATTTGAAGTAGATGAAATAGTAAAAGAAAACGATTTAAAAAATGTTTATATAATGCCTGAAGGCAAAAATAATAAATACCATTTTATAAATATGGTGCAACTATCAGATGAAATACTAAAAAGAGGATATAACTTATCTCCAAGATTGCATGTCTTGTTATGGTCAGATGAAAGAGGTAAATAATGCAACAAGAAAAAATAGAAAAATTAATAAAAGAATTATTAATTGAAATTGGAGAAGACCCAAATAGAGATGGATTATTAGAAACACCAAAAAGAGTTGCAAAGTTTTGGAAAGAGTTTATAGATTATGACGCAGGAAAAATTGGAACAACTTTTGAAGCAGTAAAAGCAGACCAAATGGTTATAGTTAAAGGAATAAAAGTTTGGTCTTTATGTGAACATCATTTAATGCCGTTTAGTTCAGAAATAGCAATTGGTTATATAACTAGAGATAAAGTTTTAGGATTATCTAAATTTGCTAGAATAGCACATAAACACGCACATAAATTACAACTACAAGAAAAACTAGTTTCTGATATTGCAAATGAAGTTAGAGATTTAGTAAATACATATGATGTAGCAGTTTATGGAATAGGAACCCATCTATGTATGGTTGCAAGAGGAATTAAGACTGACGGACAAATGATTACTTCAGTTATGCGTGGAGTATTTAGAGAAGAAAGCGAAACTAGAAACGAATTTTTATCATTAGTTAAATAAATTTATCTTCTTATTAATATATAATTAGTTAAACAATAATAAAAGAAAGGAATGCTTTACATATTTAAGACAATGTGGTTGTTGTTCTGAGTAAATTATTTATTCGTTTTCTTTCATGGACTAAATAGAGCCTGTAATTAGTAATAATTATGGGCTTTATTTTTTTTAAAATAGTAGTTTGTTATATTCTAAAATGGTTATATAATTATCTTATATTAGATAATAAGGAGATATATGAAAATATATAAGGCAATAGAAGAAAATGATAACCTAATATTTGGCAAAGAATATGTTGGTTATGATTTAGATATTGATGACTGTGTAGGTAGTAAAAGTATTCAACTTACTCATGTTGTTAGTTCAGATAGAGTTATTCAATTAACTAATCCAATTATTACAAGTTATATTAATTTAACTGAAATTGGAGATAATGCAAATATTGGACTTAATCATAATGCAAAAGCAATTAAGAGAGTTAGAGGTAATAAATAATGAATATAGAATTTTTATATTGGTTTTTAAATATTATGTTTCTAATATCATTAATTCTTTTACCATTAGCTATTTTTGAAATATTTTATAAAGAAAAGAAAACTGAAATAGAATTATGGACTGAAGAATATCAAAAAGATGTTCCAATAGTTTGGAAGTAATTATGTACCCAAAAATTGTAAAAACTAAACACACTTGGAGATATATTTTTTATTACCAAAAAGCAGAAAAAGTAGGAGATTTATTTTATACCGATATAGTAACTGATAAAGGCTTTCAATATGCAGAAAGTACTGCATGGGGCAGAGCAACTTTTGACGGCTGTAACTTTATGAAATATGTAAGTAAAAGAAAAGTAGGAGGATAATATGTTCGGAGTAGATATTAGCACTTTATTATTAGGAGGTATATTAATTGTACTTTTCCTTAATAATTTACAATTGCTAAGACTAAATGAAATAATAATTAGGCAGGCAAAACAAGATATGAAATATCATATAGCTGACTTAAATTATAAAAATTCTATGGCTAAAATTAAAGAACTAGAAATAAAGGACTAATTATGACAGAAAAAGACTTTTGGAGCATTTATTGGTCTGTAAAAGAAATTGCAGATTATTATCAAGTCCAAATAAATACAGTTTGGATGTGGAAATATAATAACAAGCTACCTAAACCTTTTACCTTAGTTGGTAAAAGTCCTTTATGGATAGCAAGTGATGTAGTAAGTATGAAAGGTAATAAAAATGGATAAAGAAACAAGAGCAATATATGCAGAATTATCAAAACCTTTTGGCAAAGGTGCAGTTAAATCTCCACCAAAAGGCAAATATGGTAATTATGTAGAACACTCTATGGTAAGGCAAAAAATGATTGCATTATTTGGTAACTTTGATGAAAGCATTCCTTATCATTTGAAAGAAACTTTAACTAATCCTAAAACGCAAGAAACTAAACAAGTATTAGTTGGTTGCACTTATAGGCTTACAGTTGAAATAAATGGAGTAAAAGTTACAAAAGAAAGTACTGGAGTTTGCGAACATCCATTTAATTGGAATTCAGACGCAGAAAGATTAAAAGTAGCTGAAGCAGACGGCTTTAAAAGAGTTTGTATGAAATTAGGAGTTGCATTACATTTGTATGCAAACGAAGATTTTATCTTACACGATATATTAAAATCAGATGAACAAGTAAGTTCAGACACTGAAGAAGAATAGTACATATAATCCCTGTATCGTACTAAAAAATGGGCTAGGACTTAGGTTTTAGCCCATTTTTATTTATTTAGTGAAAAAACATACCTGAGGTTGCCCTCAGACAAGAGGAGATATTTCTCTGGTATAAGTGTTAAGACTGAAAAGCTTGTAATTATTGACGATATAGGAGTTATAAAAATGGATAAATTAGATATTGATAATAAATTTATCATTATTCCTGAATGGATTTTATTATCAAATATTTCAGATAAAGCAAAAGTTCTTTATGGTAATTTATGGAAGTATGCAGATAGAGATACAAATAAATGCTTTCCAAGTAGAGCAACATTAGCAAAAAATATGAATTGTTCTAAAAGTTCAATTGATAGAGTTTTAAAAGAGTTAATAGATATTAAAGCAGTTTCAGTACAAAATAGACCACCAAAAGATAATGGAGCTAATCAAAGTAATTTATATACATTAAGAACAATTAGCCCTGTATTCATAGATAAAGACACCCCTAGTAGTACTGATAAAGACACCCCTGTTGTCCTCGATAATGACCTAACAATAACCAATAGAACAAAAACCAATATAACAAAGGTAAGAAAAAGAGATTTAATATTTGAAGAAATATGTAATCAATGTGGCATAGATTGGACTAAAGCAACAAGAGGAGAATTAGGCAGAGTTCAAAAAGCTACAAAAGAATTAAAAGAAATAAACGCAACTGTTGAAGAAATTAAAAAAGTATCTATTTGGTATAAAACAAATTGGAAAAATATTGATATTACACCTAATGGTATTGCTAATAACTTTAGTAATATTTTAGGTAAAATAGCTAAACAACCAAAAAAGAGAAAAAGTTGTGATGAAGTAGGTCATAATTGGATTGATTTAGAGCTGATATTTATTTGTCAATATTGTAGAATAGAAAAGAGTAAAAAATGAAAATTAAAATAAGTGAACTAAAATATTATCCTAAAAATGCTCGTCAAGGAGATGTAGGAGCTATTGCAAATAGCATAAAAGAACTAGGACAGTTTCGTTCTGTAGTAGTAAATAAAAATAATAATGAAATTTTAGCAGGTAATCATACAGTTATGGCTATGGAGATGTTAGGTTATGACGAAGTTAATGTTGAATATGTAGATGTAGATGATAAAACTGCTAAAAAAATAGTTTTAGCTGATAATAGAATTTCTGACTTAGCAAGTTATAACGATAATGATTTAGCAGAATTATTAAAAGAAGTTGCACAAGATAGTGGGTTGAATGGAACTGGATTTGATGATGATGATTTAGACGCATTATTAAAAGAAATTGCAGAGCCTTTAGATTTAGGAATAAATAAAAAACCAAAAGGAAAAAGAGTAGCTAGAAATTTACCGATAGATTTAATTTATTCTTATACACCTTTAGACCCAAGTTCATTTATTGCAAAAGAATTTGGTTGGTTATGTGGCTCAATTTCAACTGAAAGTATTCGATATGTAAATAAGCCAGAAGTTGCAGAAAGATTTTTATGGCACCATGAAATACAATTTATTGATAATGATTGGAAAGACTATAATCACGAAAAACATTTAACTGCAGTAAAACATTTTAAACCTAAATATGCAACTACTAGAGATGTTATGAGTTCAGACCAATGTAGAGCAAATGATTGCGAATATTATACATTTGAACAAATTATGGAGTTTGCAGATGATATTGCACCTCATACAGAAAATATGATAATAATTCCAAAATATAATTGCATTGATAAAATACCTGAAGATTATGTTTTAGGATTTTCAGTACCAACTTCTTATGGTGGAACAGAAGTGCCTTGGGAGGCATTTAAAGGAAGAAAAGTTCATTTATTAGGTGGTAGTTGGAAACTACAATTGCAATATTTAGAACTATTAGGAGATGATGTAATTAGTTTAGATAACAATTACATTAATAAAGTTTCTGATTGGGGACAATTTACTTTACCAGACGGAACATTAACTGATTTAGAAAAAATTGGCTTTCCTAGAGGCTCAATTCTAAGTCATAAGACATTTGCAGTACTTTTAAGTCTTAATAATGTAGCTCAAAAAGTTAATGAAATCTTAGGAAAAGACGAAGAAGAATAAAAACCTCAATGATTATGGAGAAAAAAGATACCTGACCTTTTGTTCTCTCGTTAGGAGAAATCTCTCTGGTATAACTGTGCCGAGATATAACTTAGTTGCAGAGCGTTAAGATTTGAGAACAAAGTTATAAAGTGTTCTGGAATAGATATAGTTTTATTATATAATCCAAATTATGAAGTTAGATAATATGACAGATAATAGATATAAAGTAAATCAAAGTGATGTTAATGATATGCGTGAATTTAGGTCATTAGGTTTTACAGTTCAAGAAATAGCAGACAATTATAATATATCATCTGCAACAGTAGTTTATTGGACTAATGATAAATCTAGGGCTAAACAAAAAGCTAAAAATGCTAAAAGAAGAAGAACTAAAAAAGAAGATATTTCAAAAAAAATTAAAAACGATATGGCTAAAAGAAAATTAAATAATATAGAAACACCAAGAACAAAAATTAGACATACTTTAGAAAGCAGATTAAATGATAAAAGAAATCCTAATCCAAAAACTATTCATGGTATGAAAATAAAAGATGTTGTAGAAATGAAAGATAAAGGATTATTGCAGAGAGGTAATTCAAAAATAGATATATAAAGGAAAAGGATATGGTAAATAGAGCACAAAGAAGAAAAATGAAATCTAAAAAAGGTGGAATGTATCGTGGTTTGAAAAGACCAACTGATGACAGAGTAGCAAATGGAGGTAAAAAAAGATATGGCTAATTTAAAAAATTTAGAAGAACAAGTTAAAACTCATAACTGGTGGAAAGCTAATAGAGAAAAAATCAGAGAAAGGATAATAAAAAATTTTAATTTAAAAGAAACTTTTAAAATTTAAAGTTGGTATATCTCGATAACAGGTATATAATTATCTTATATGTTAGATAATAAAAAGGAGTTAATATGGTAAATCAGAAAAAAGCAGTTTATCGTTCCGAATGGGCTATGCCAAAAACTTTTGACATTATGCCTGATGTTAGAAAATTTAATTCTAATAATCTTGAGAAAAAAGTTTTAAGAAAAAGAACTTTTATAATTGGCGCAAATGGAGTTATTGAAAAAGTAGTTTTCGATAATGGGGAGTTTATAGAACCAAGTGACGGAATAAGTAGGGATAGTTGGGGCTTTCCTAAAATGGAATATATAATTGATGAAAAATTAGAATATAAATTTAATCAATATGATTACCATTTTAATGATTATAAAAATCCACCACCTGCCCCTAAATTTGAAAAGGACTTAGAAATATTTGAAACCTTTTGGAAGTTAGCAGAAAAATATTCCAAACTTTATCCTAATGAGCAAGGATATGAGTGGCACATGTACATGGGATGTATGACACCAAGAAGAAGAAGATATTTCGATAAAGCAGGTAATCAATATTATGCAAATACATATGAATTGAATTTAGAAATATCTAAACCAATATTAGAAAATAATGAAACTTGGAACGAAAAGTTACTAAAGAATAAATATGCATATAAAAATGTTAAGAACGAAAATAAACTATCTACTGAAGAACTAGAAAAGATAGTTCGTAAAAATGTTAAGACTAAAATATTTAGCGACTTCTTTTATAAGAAATATTTCGATAAAAATATAAATATAGAATTAGTTAATAGTTATGAAGGCTCATCTTATTACACTTGGGGCGGAAGAATTATATTGAAAAAGTGGGCAACTGATTTAACTTTATTGCACGAACTTGCTCATCAAGGTGCAGGTTGTAATAACGACCACGATGAATATTTCACAAGTCAATTATTAATGCTTGTTGGAAGATTTTTAGGACATGAAATGCAAATTAAATTAATAGAAGAATATAAACTAAGAGATGTCCATTGGTTAGGAATATTTAATCATACCGAACAATGTCTAAAAGATTGTGGTGTAACTAATGAAGTTATGCTTAAAGGTGCTAAAAGTGTCAAGCAATGTGCTACTGGAACTACGAGAATGGTTGCAAGATTTAACAATCATTTAACTAAGAAAGTAGCAAGTGCTAGATATTAAACTAAAAGAAAAAAGGAGATAATAATGAGTGGAGAAATATTAGATACAAAACCAAGACCACAAGTTGAAAGAGTTCTTTCAAAGTTAATTGTTAATGGTGGTTGGATTTGTGGAGTAGAGTTCCAAAAGGAATTTATTCCAACTTACTCTCAAAGAATAACTGATTTGAGAAAAAGAGGTTGGAATATTGAAAGTGATGTTTGTGATAAAACAAGTCATAATCATACAGGCAGAGTTGCTATGTATAGAATAAATGACCACAATGGTTGGAAAAATTATGAAACTTGGAATGTTGCACTTTGGATTGGTAATGAAGAATGTTTATATAAGTTAGCAAAAAGAAGTTCAAATTATTATAACTTTATTTGTAAAGTTTTTAACTCAAGTCATAGTGAAGTTATAAGATTTAAAAATGAAACGCCTGACGGTGTTAAATGGAACGATAAGTTAGTTAATAGAGATGATATGGATGAATTTATAAATGAATTAAAGGAAGAATTATGAAAGAGCAATTTGTTATTTATGAAAATCCAATTCAGCATAGAACTAATACAGGAAGTCATATTTCAATAGTTACAGATAATGAAACTTCTACAATTCCAATTAGTCCAATTGATTGGTTATGTGATTTTTGTAATAAAAATATTCAAATATTTGATGAACAAGAGATACAAATGTCAATTTTTTGTTTAAATAATAATAATGCACTTTGTATGGAATGTTTTTTTAACATAATTAAAAAAGATAGAACAATGGCAGATGAGTTTGGACTTTGTCAATGTTGTATGGATAAAGAAGTAACAGATGAGCATAGAATTGTTTTTAGAAATTTAAAGAGCAAAGAACTAAAAGATAATTGGCAAGGCTTTATGAGATTTAAAAGCGAATATCAATTAGCAAGATTTCTATCACAATATTATGACGCAACAGGAGAAATGGTTTTACATGATAAACTCAACAAAGGTAAATTCAAAAAAGCAAAAGCAAAAAAAGAGCAAGAATAATATACCAACAATTAGTAGAACTAAACTATTAAATGAATTAACTAGCGGTAAATTTATTTGCTCATATCATAGTACAAATATAAGAGATGTTGTTTATAATGCACGAAAGACAGGACTGCCAATAGAAACTCTAACTTGTCTTGAAGAAGAGTGTACAATGAAAGAAAGAAAACATAAGGCATATTATTATGAGTGGGCATTGGAACGAAGAAGATGATAACCAAGTTATATTTGAAGATGTATTTGGTAACGAAATTGCAATAGGCAAAGGATATAATGACGGACAAGTAAGCATTTATATTTGGGCTTTACCTCATCCTGCACCAATATTATTAAAAGCAGAAGATATTATTCCATTTACAAAAGCTCTACAAGAAGAAAGTAATTTAGCAATAGCACAAGTTGGTAAATTAAAAGCAAGTTTAGATTTATTAGTTTGTCAGAATTGTTCTACAATAATTGAGCCAATTGAAGCACAACAAGATAAATGTGTTCATTGTTATGTCAATTGAGGGTTGGAGAGAAGACGAAACTTTTTCAGAGTTTAAAGCTAGAAAAAGAGCCGAGAGTGGAACTCAAGGCATGGGACAAAAAACAGTTAAAAAAAGAGATAATTGGTCTGAAAATCAAAAAAGAGGACTTAGAAATAAACAAAAAGGTCGCAGAAAGCAAAATTTAGCTCGTAAAAAGCTACGCATTCCTGATACAAAATTTAGAGGACAAATGGGCAATGAGGAAAGTTGGCAAGGCGAAGTAAGAGTAGAAGTTAAAGCAGGAAAACAAATTCAAACTATTTGGACTAAATATTTAAAAGCAAAAGAACAAAGTGATTCAAATACAAGAATAGGAGATAGCAGACCATTTATGTTTGTAGCTATGCCTGATGGAACTTCAAATGGTTTAGCAATTATTGAACTAGATAAGTTAGAAGATGTAATAATCGCGTTGTTAGAAACTTGGAACAACGAAACATAGAGAAAAACATACCTGACCTTTTGTTCTCTCGGTAGTAAAAAGCATTCTGGAACAACTATAAGGACTGAAAATTCAATGATTATGTAGTAAAATGTGTTTTGTGTGTATAAAAAAAAGAAATATGATACAATTTAGGAGAACGCATTATGGCTAGACCAACTAAATTAACTGATACATTAATAGAAGAATTCTCCACAAGAATTAAACTTGGGCTTTCTTATTCAATGACTTGTGGGCATTTAGGTATAAGTTATGAAACATTTAGGCGTTGGAGAAAAGAGGGCGAAGATTTAATCGCTAATCCAAAAAGAAAATCTCAAAAAAATGAATTATTAATTAAATTTGTTAAAGAAGTAAATAAAGCTAATGCTGAAAATGTAATGAGGAGATTAGGCAGAATTGATAAAGCTAGTACTGAGGGCAAATGGCAAGCAGACGCTTGGTTTTTAGAAAGGCGTTTTCCTGAAGAATTTGGACGAGTTGATAGATTAAAGCTTACAGGAGAAGAAGAAAACGAACCATTAACAATTAAATTAAAATGGTCAGACCAGAATTAACTATTGAACTTCCTGACTTGCATGAAAAACAGCAGGAGATATTAAACGATAATACAAGATTTAAAATTGTAGTTGCAGGTAGGCGTTGGGGCAAAACAAGACTTGGAATAGCAATGGCTATTAAATATGCACTTCAAGGCGGTCGTGTTTGGTGGATAGCTCCAACTTATCCTATGGCTATGGAGGGTTGGAGAGAATTTAGACAAATAGTTGCAGACTTGCCTTGTGAAATACTTGAGGCTCAAAAATTAATAACATTTGCTAAAGGTAGCCTCCAAATAAAGTCAGGAGATAATCCTCAAAGGTTAAGAGGTGCAGGTTTAGATTTTGTAGTTTTAGATGAGTGCGCTTATATTAAAGAAGAAATATGGGCAGAAGTAATAAGACCAACATTAACAGAAAAACAAGGACATGCTTTATTTATATCAACACCAAGAGGCTTTAACTGGTTTTCAAGATTAGTAGAAAGAGCAGAAACTAATAAAGATTGGAATTTTTGGCAATATCATACAAATACTAATCCATTTATACCAAAAGAAGAGTTACTAAGTGCTAAAGAAGAAATAGGAAGTTTTTTATTTAGCCAAGAATATGAGGCTCAATTTGTTGAAAGTGGGCAAGGATTAATAAAACCTGATTGGTTTCATTATTATGAAAGTATTACTGAAAAAGAATATGATAAGATAGGTTATGAAATCAATAGAGATTATTTTCTTATCAATGAGAAAAAAATTGCGAAAGATGAAATTCAAATTATTACGACTGTGGATTTGGCTACAAGTACCAAAGAAAGTGCAGACTTTACTGCTATTGTTACAGTTGGTAAAACAAAAGATAATGACTTATTGGTACTCGATGTTAAAAAAGCAAGATTAGAAGCACCTGATATATTACCTTTATTATGGAAAGTCTATAATGAATTTAAACCTGCATATGTAGGTATAGAAAAAGCAGGATATCAACTAGCATTAATACAAATGGCTCAAAGAGAGGGCTTACCAGTTAAGCCATTAACTCCAGATAAGGATAAATTCAGCAGAGCGTTGCCTTTAGGTGCTAAAATGGAAAGCGCACAAGTGTTTTTTAATCGTAATGCTTTATGGTATTCTGATTTGGAAAGAGAGTTGTTACAGTTTCCTGTTGGAGAGCATGATGACCAAGTGGACGCATTAGCTTATGCAATAACTGAAACAATTGGCACTACTGGATATAAAGCATATTAGTAGTGGTGGCGATAGTAAGACCTTAGGGTTGCGTTCACTTACTATCAAAACCACTAAGGAGTAAAAATGGCAGAGAGAAGAAAATTAAGCGAAATAATATTTGGAAGAAATAATCAAGAAGAAAAATATTATAATTTTTTTAGAGATGATGTAGGAATATACGGACAAAACAGTTTTATATGGGGCTTTAATACGCGTGCAGGAGAATTTGATGTTAATAATATTGGTAATGGACAATCTAATTCAGCAGTTGTTGCATGTTTACAAACTTTAGGAGTTTCATTTTCTGAAGCCTCTTTATTAGTTAAAACTTATAACCAAGATAATGAAATGGAAGTTATTTATAATCATCCATTTGAAATATTGATGAAAAGACCTAATCCTTATATGTCAGGAGATGTAATACAACAATACATAATAAATGCTATGCATGTATTTGGAGATGCCTATTTATTAAAACAAAAGAATGAATCAGGACAAGTAGTAGCACTTTATCCTTTAATGCCTAACTTAGTAACTCCAAAAGGTACTAAAGAAGATTTGATAACTCATTATGAATATGAAACTGAAAAGAACGGCTTAACAATCATAATGAAAGAAGATATTATACATTTACGATTAGGATTAGACCCAACTAATCATAAAAGAGGTTTTAGTCCTTTAAAGTCAGTATTAAGAGAAATATATGGCGATGAATCAGCAGGTCAATTAGCAACTGCATTATTAGCTAATAGCGGTGTTCCAAGTGTAATTATTAGTCCAAAGGACGGATATGGACCAACTAGTGAAGAAGCTGAACAAATTGTAAAAACTTATCAACAAAAAGTAGCAGGTCAAAACAAAGGAATGCCTTTAGTACTTAGTGGTGCTATGTCTGTAGAAAAAATGTCATTTAGTCCAAGTGAATTAGATATAGGAAAATTAAGACATATATCAGAAGAAAGAATATCAGCAGTATTAGGAGTACCTGCAATATTAGCAGGATTAGGTGCAGGATTAGATAGAGCAACTTATTCTAATGCAAAACAATTAAGAGAGTATTTTACTGAAAATAAATTAATACCATTATGGAGAATGATAGGACAAGAATTAACTCATCAATTATTAAATGTAGATTTTCATACAGAACAATATCAAGAGGCTTATTATGACTTTTCAGATGTAAGAGCGTTACAGCAAGATGAAGATGATATGTATAGAAGATTAGCAGTTGGTGTTAATGCAGGAATAATGACTATTGGCGAGGCAAGAAGAGCAATAGGATTAGATACAGATGAAAATGATGATGTTTATTTAATGCCTAATAATAAAGTAGCAGTTCCAAAAGATGAATTAGGAACATTTACTGCAGTACAAGAAATACCAAATCAAGAAGTTATTGAATTATCTAGTTTTGAAAATGATTTAGAAATAAAAGTAATTAGAGAAGAAAATGGCGAGTATTGTGTTTATTCAGAAGATACAAATAGACTTCTAGGTTGTTATCCTACTGAAGAATTAGCAAAAGCTAGATTAGAACAAATACATAGATTCGGAGAGAACGCTTATAGTGGAGAATTTTAAAGGACCTTACGACGATTTAGATTTTACAATTCCTAAAGGTGCTAAAGAAGAAGCTAGGAGAGGTCTAGATTGGGTAAAAGAATATGGCAGAGGTGGTACTTCTGTTGGTAGGAATTCAGCAAGATATATTTTAAATAATACAACTGCAGGTGCAGAAAAAGTAAGACATATTGCTAAATATTTTCCAAGACACGAAAGTGATAAAGCAGGTCAAGGTTGGTCACCAGGAGAAGATGGCTATCCAAGTAATGGAAGAATAGCTTGGGCTTTATGGGGAGGAAACGCAGGAAGAAGTTGGAGCCAAAAGTTAGTAAGGGCAATGAATGCAAGAGATGAAAAAGTATCATCTGCTCTAGAGTTAATAAAAAGAAGAAATGCAATTTTAGACTTAAATGATGAAATATTTGCAGGAGAATTTGAAAGTGAAGAAACTAAAACTATTTTATGGAAACAATATGACGCTTTATTATCTAAATGGGACTATCAATTAACTTTAGAATATTTTCAATTATTTAAAAATTTAGAAAGAGAAATAAATACTTATTTTAAGAATAATCCACCAACAATTATTGGTATTGGAGCAGGTGCAAGTTTAATTATTGATAAGATAACTGCAGATTGGAAAGCAGATTTATATGAAATGTATTTATCATTAATGACTGACTTTGCTTATGCACAAATAGAAACTTTATTACCAGAACAAATTAAAAATAGAGATGAAGATATTATTGCAGGAAGACAAAGAAAACCTCGTATGGAAGTTATTACAGGTGGATTTTTTAGATTAAGAAACTCAAATACAGTTTTTCCTATTGAGCCTATGACAAGAAATAAAGAGGCAATAGAATTTGTTACTAATAGATTAGATACAATTATGCCTGAATTAGCTAAGACAACTAAGAAAAGATTAAATGTTGCATTAAGAGTAGGATTTGATAAAGGAAGTGAATTAGGTTTAATAGGACAAGATTTAGCAGATTATGTTCAATCTGAAGTAAGCAATAGATTTGGATTACAAAGATTAGGAAGAAGTAATACTATTGCAAGAACAGAGGCACAAGTCTTAGCACAATTTGGAAAAGAACAAGCAGTAAAAAGAAGTGGTGTTCCAGTAGAAAAACAATGGATTACTCGTAGAGATAATTTAGTTCGAGACCCACATAGAGCAGTTGATAATGCTAGAGTAAATTATGAGCAATTGTTCACAGTAGGAGGATACAAGATGAAATATCCTGGCGATAGCTCTTTTGGTGCTCCTGCAAACCTTGTTGTCAATTGCAGATGTGATACAATATACCATAGAAAAAGGAATAGAAGACGCAGATGAAAGAGTTTAAAACAATTGAGTCAATTATCCCAAGCGATGTAGAGGGAAAAGTTGAAGCAGTTTTTAGCGTATTTAATACAATAGATAGCGATAATGATGTAGTCGTACCAAAGTCAATTAGAAGTGGCTATGGAGAAAAAGGCGTAACAATGGTTTGGGCTCATGATTGGGCTAAGCCAATTGGTAAAGGAAAAATCGTACAAGATGATAATAACGCTAAGTTTGTAGGCGAATTTAATATGAATACAGACGCAGGAAAAGAAGCTTATGAAACAGTTAAAGCTATGGGAGATTTACAACAATGGTCTTTTGGTTTTGAAGTATTAGATTCAGAAGTAGGAACATTTACAAAAGATAGTGGCGAAAGTCAAGAAGTAAGATATTTAAAAGATGTAAAAGTATGGGAAGTAAGTCCAGTATTAGTAGGTGCTAATCAAGAAACTTACACAATGGCTATTAAAGCAAATAAAGAAAAAGCTAAAGAAAAAGCTGATGAAAAAGATTTAAAAGCTGAAGTAGGTACAGATGAATTTACTACTTTAGATGAGGCAAGAGATAGAGCAGAAGAATTAGAATGTTCTGGAACTCATACACACGAAGATGAAGACGGAAATTTAATTTATATGCCATGTTCTACACATAATGAATATGAAATGGCTAAAAGTAAAGAGGTTTCAAATGAAAGTGGTCAAACTTTCGTTGAAGAAGTAGAAACATCTCTAAATGATGTTTTTACAGTATTAACTAGAGCTAAGGAGCTTACTGCCTTACGCTTAGAGAAAGACAAAAAACTAAGTCCTAGTTCTGCTGACGCATTAATGGAATTGCAAGAAAAATTGAACGCAATCTTTCAAGACATTGATGACTTATTGAACGCAGGTTTGTCAGAAGAAGTTAAGGACAATAGAGTAAAAGCAAATGAGGTTTTTGCAGATACAATGCGTATCTTGGCAGAAACTTCGGAAATATAGGAGATAAAAATGGCTGAATTAGAAGTCAATAAAAAAAGGCTCCAAGAACTTCGAGAGGCTGCTTTAACAGAGGCTAAAACTCATAACTTCGAAGAAATGACACACGAGCAAAAAGAAGCTTGGGTACAAAGAAACGAAGAAATGGAAACATTAGCAAAAACAGTTAAAGAACAACAAGAATATAAATCACAAGTTGAAAGACTTGAGGTTGAAGTTGAAGCTGGAAAAGAAGTAAAAGCTTTACCTATTCATGAAGAAGTAGCAGAAGATAATAAAACTGTTGCACAAAAATTTCATGAGAGTAAAGCAGTTCAATCTTTCATTAATGATGGAATGAAAAATGTTACTTCAGAAGTAAAATGGAACCCAATTTTAGAATCAAAGACACTCGTTGATGAGGGCTCTGCCTATCCACCACGAGTTGTACGTTCTGACCTTATCGTTCCTACTGCTTTAAGAAATCCTAATAGTGTTATTGATTTGTTCTCTGTATTACAAACAGACCAATATCAATACAAGTATTTGGAAGAAACAACTTTCACAAATAACGCAGCTGAAGTAGCAGAGGCAAGCGCTTTTGGAGAATCAGCTCTAGCTATGACTGAAAGAACTGAAGAAATAAGAAAATTCGGTGTTTCTATTCCAGTTACAGAAGAATTATTAGCAGATGTTACAGCAGTACAAGGATATCTAGACTCAAGATTAAGAACAATGCTTAACCTTAGACTAGATTCTGAATTATTGAACGGTGACGGTTCTGCACCAAATATTGAAGGTGTATTAAACAAATCAGGTATCAATACTTTCGATTATTCTGCATTCGCAGGAAATTTGAAGAGAATTGGTCAAGTTTATCAAGCAATTACTGAAATCAGAAAAGATGCTTTCGTAGAGCCTGACGCAATATTAATGCACCCAAGTGATTGGTATGACATTGTTACAGAAGTAAACGCAGTTACAACTTCTGGTGCTTTGAACCCATTATTTATGGGAGCAGGTATGTTCAATGGTGCACCTCAAGCAAGTCTTTGGGGAGTTCCAGTTGTACCAACAACTGCAATTTCAGCAGGAACAGCATTAGTCGGAAACTTCGGCGGTGGTGTTTCAGCACATATTATTACTAGACAAGGAATTGATGTTGCTATGTCAGATAGCCACTCAGATTTCTTTACAAAAGATAAAGTAATGATGAAAGCTAGCTTACGATTAGGTTTCGCAATCTATCGTCCAACTGCTTTCTGTTCAATTACTAACTTTTAATTAAAAGGTAATTATGGCTTTAGTTTCTCACTCTTCTTATATAAAGAGGAGTGAGGGACAAGCTAAAGGAGAAAAAATGATAGTTAAAAAAGATTTATGGCAAAACGAAGAGGGCGAAATCGCTGAAGGTGTTAATGGCGGATTGCCAAAAGGTTGGGCTAAAGGTAAATTACTTGTAAGAGCAGGAAAAGAAATATCTGACCTACAAGCTAAAAAATGGAAACCAACTAAATCAACAAAAGCTAAAGAACCAGTAGAAAATAAAGCTAAGTAGGTTTTAAATGGCTCACGAGCAGTATGTAGATAAGACTGAATTTAAAGCTAGGCTAGGTTTATCTGGAACTGCTCAAGATGACAATATTGATAGAGCAATTGACGCAAGTTCTAGATTAATCGATAGATATTGCCAAAGGAGGTTTTATCAAGATGAATCAGCAACAGTTAAATACTTTAATCCTATTAGTACTGTATTCATTGACATTCCTGACCTTAGTACTACTACTTCGCTAACAGTAGAACTAGATACAACAGATGATGGAACTTATGATACAACACTTACATTAGATACAGATTTTTATCTAAGACCACTTAATCCAATACTAGAAAAAGGAACTAATTATCATCCTTTTACTGAAATGAGAATATTGGAAACTCGTTCATCAGAAAGATTTGAGCCATTAATAAATAAAAATATTAAGATAACAGGACTTTGGGGCTGGACTGCAGTACCAGACGCAGTTGTTGAGGCTTGCGTAATACAAGCTACAAGAATATGGAAAAGAAAAGATACACCATTTAATGTATTTGGAAACGAAAGTACAGGTACAGTAGAACTATTTAATAAGTTTGACCCTGACGCAAAAGAAATGCTAAAAGGTTATCGTAGATTATCTCTTACAGGACAAGTTTTATAATTATCTATTATTTTTACTTGCAAAATATTTAACTTGCTCTAATTTTCTATCAGCTTCAAATAATGGTTTTGCAATATTCCAAAAACGCACATTGTATTTAGTTTCTAAAATTATTTCTTTATATAAATCTTTTTCCATTTCATTATCAGCTTTAGCTAATTTTTCTTCTAATTTAACAATATGGTCTTTGAAACTATTTACAGTTTTTTTATTAAATTTATTAGCAATAAATTGAAAATAAACTTTATTTCTGTTAGTAGAATTATTATCAGTTGATTTTGTAATAATACCTGTAGCAACAACTTCTGCTAAGAAATCATCTAATAATACTTGTTGGTTATCTCTAAATGCTTTTACTCTTTGATAATATGTCATTTTAACTCCTTTTTTATTATCTAACATACTTATATATTATGCTTGTGTTCTCGATAAACCAACTTCTTTTTAAAAAAAATCTTAAAAAATTTACTCAATATCTATGGTAATTCTATGTGTTACACTTAGTACCAGAATGATTTTTACTAACGAGAGAGGGCAATCTCATGGTAGTTAGAGCATAAATAAAGAGTTTTTTAGAAGAAAACTCTAAAAATCATATTATCTCAAAGAAGTAGGACAAATGCAAATAAGAGTAATTGGTGCAAATAAGTTAAGAAAAAGAATAGATATGCATAACTTAACTTACTTTCCATTAAGAAGATATATGGACCTTACGGGTGCTTTAGTTGCAGATAGAGCTAAACAATTAGCACCAGAAGATTTAGGAGATTTAAAAAAAGGTATAGGTTTCAAAAGATTAGCTGATGTAGGTAGATTACCTAATGGCGTTGATATTTATTCACGAGCACCACATAGTACTTATGTTCATGGCTTTAAAGATAAAAATTATAGATTATCTCCACCATTTAGTAGAAGTAAGCCTCATTATCCACCAATAAAAGCATTAGAGGGTTGGGCTAAAAGGCACGATATTAATCCTTATGTAGTACAACAAGCTATTGGTAAAAAAGGAACTCCTATTATTCCATTTATAAAAATGGCTATTAGAGATACTACTAGACAAAGAAACGCTTTATTGCGTGAGGCAGGAAAAGCAATTACTGTCTTATGGCGAAGTGGTAGAATGAGAGCAAGATAATGGCAAGTTTAACAAATATAAGAAACGAAATAGGAAATAATTTATCTTCTATTACTGGTTTAAATATTTATAAATATGTTCCTGACATGGTAGAACCTCCTACTGCAGTTGTTGGTGTTGTAGAAAGAATTGAATATGATTCAACAATGGCTAGAGGTTCAGATGTTTATACAATTCCGGTATTAGTTTATATATCAAGAGTTGACGCTCAATTAAGCCAAGAAAGTTTAGATAGTTACTTACAAAGTTCTGGTGCTAATTCTATAAAAGCTCAAATTGAAAGCGATACTACTTTGAATAGTGAGGCTCAATCTGTTAGAGTTACTGACGCAACTGATTATGGCGTGTATAATGTTAATAACATAGACTATATTGGAGTACAATTTAGCGTAGAGGTAATTGCATAATGGATTATATTTTAAACGAAGAATTAGAATACAATGGAAAAACACATATGGCAGGTAGTATTGTGAACGACATACCTAAAAAAAGTGTAAAATGGTTATTAGAGCAAGGCTTAATTATGAAAGCAACTGCATTAGCTAAAAAACAAATAAAGGAAGAAGAAGAATAATGGGAAAGTACGGAAGTAGTTCTGGAACTAGAAGAAGAAGTACAACTCGTAGAGGTGGAGGTCGTAGATAATGGCTTTCGTTCATGGTAAAGATACAAAGATTTATATTAATCAAAATGACTATTCTCAATATTTTAATAGTGCAGATACTTCAATGACTGCAGATGTTGCTGAAACAACAACTTTTGGTGTTACTGGAGATGCAAAGACTTATATAGGCGGACAAAAAGACGGAACATCTTCATTAGCAGGATTTTTTGACGCTACTTCAGACGCAGTATTGCAACCACTATTAGGCGGAAATGATTTTGTATTTGTTAATGGTGCAAGTGGAGTAAGTGCAACCGATAAAGTATTTTTTGCAAATGCAAATATAACTAATTATGGCGTATCAAGTCCTGTAGGAGATGTTGTAGCTACTTCATTAGAAATACAAGCTGACGGCGGTATGTTAAATGGTTTAATTTTAGAAAATGATACTATAACTGCAACTGCTGACGGAACTGCAAGAGATAATGGAAGTTCTACTACTAATGGTGGTGGTGCTTTTTTATTAGTTACTTCTGCAAGCGGTACTACACCAACTTTAGATGTAGTTATAAAACATTCTGCTGATGATATAACTTATACAAATTTAGTAACATTTACACAAGCAACAACAAGTACTTCTGAATATAAATCAGTAGCAAAAGGTACAACAGTTAATAGATACTTAAAAGTTTCTTTTACTGTTAGTGGGACTACTCCTAGCTTTTCTGCTATTGTAGGTTTTGGAAGAATTAATTAAGAGGAGAATAAAAAGAAATGGCATTCGTACATGGAAAAGACAGCGTATTTAAGTTAGACAACGATAGCGGAACTCTAACTGATATAAGCTCTTATGTTAATAATGTGGACTTTCCACAAACTGCAGATATAGCCGAAACTTCGGTTCTAGGTGCAACAAATAAGACATATATTGTTGGATTGAAAGACGCAACTATTTCAGTTACTGGTCTATGGGATAGCACAGTAGATGGAATTTTTGGTGCAGTTATTGGTCAAAGTGCAACACTTTCTTTTGAGTATTCACCAGAGGGAACTGCAGGCGGAACTGTTCTATATTCAGGCGAAGCAATTTGTACTGGATATACAAAAAATAGTCCTGTAGCAGATGTAGTATCTTATACTGCAGAACTTCAAGTAACTGGTGCAGTAACTCGAGGAACTAACTAAGATACTTTTATAAAGGACGCATAATGGACTATCTAAATAAAACAATATTAAATACTATTGCTGATGTTCCAGAAAAGGAAATTGAAATACCTGAATGGGACGCAAAAATCAGAGTAAAAGGTATTAGTAAAAAAGTACAAGTAGAGTTAGCACGAATTGCAAGTGATGAAAGTAAAGACGCTTTTGATTATCAAAAAGAATTACTTAAAGCTAGTGTAATTGAACCTCAATTAGATGATGAAATGATTGAATTACTGTATGAAAAGAACGCAACAGTAATTGATAGAATATTTATTGAAATATCTGAAATGAACGGAGCAACTGAGGAGGTTCAGGCAGAAATTGCCGAGGACTTTCAAGACTAATCCTGAATTAGCATTTACTTTTCGCTTAGCTAGAGATTTAGGAATGACTGTGGCTAATTTACAAGCTACAATGAGTTCATACGAATATACTCAATGGGCTACTTTTTACCTATGGGAGCAAAAAGAGAAAAATAAAGCAATAGCTTTACAACAAGCCGAAAGTAAGAGGAGAAGATAAATGGCTTTAGGTGCAGGTGCAGACCTAATAATTAGGATTGCTACAAAAGGTGCAGATTTAGCCTCTGCACAAATGAAAAAACTTGGTGCAACTTCTGGCACTACTGGTAAGCATTTAGGTAAATTAGGAAAAATAACTGCAGGTGTTACTGCAGTAGGTTTTATTGCATTAGCAAAAGGTGTAACTGAAGCAGTCCAAGCCTTTACTGAATTTGATAGCAAGATGACACAATCTCTTGCAATTATGAACACAACAGTTCAAGAACAAGAGGCTATGGTAAGGGCTGCTCAAGAAGTAGCAAGTACAACTACAATATCAGCTAATCAATCAGCAGAGGCATTTTTCTTCTTAGCATCAGCAGGTTTAGACGCAGAACAATCTATTAATGCACTACCTCAAGTAGCAAAATTTGCACAAGCAGGTATGTTTGATATGGCAACTGCTACTGACTTAGCAACTGACGCACAATCAGCTTTAGGACTTACAGTTCAAGACGCTCAACAAAATATGCAAAACTTAACACGAGTTACAGATGTTTTGGTAAAAGCTAACACATTAGCAAATGCAAGTGTTCAACAATTTTCAGAGGCATTAACTACAAAAGCAGGTGCAGCCTTAAAAGTTGTTAATAAAGATATTGAAGAAGGTGTTGCAGTTTTAGCAGTTTTTGCTGATAGAGGTGTAAAAGGTGCAGAGGCAGGCGATAAGTTAAACCAAGTTTTAAGAGATATACCAAGAGCTACTGCTAAGAATTCAGAAGAATTTGCAAAACTAGGACTTCAAATGTTTGACGCAGAGGGCAATATGAAAAATGTTGCAGATATTATTGAAGAATTAGACGCAGTATTAGGACCAATGTCTGATGAATTAAAGGCTAGTACTTTAGACCAATTAGGTTTAAATAGAGGTGTTGCTGACGCGGTTAAGATTTTATCTGGAACTACTGACCAAATAAGAGAATATGAAGAAGCTCTAAGGGACGCAGGTGGAACAACTGAAGAAGTTGCAAATAAACAATTAGATACTTTACAAGCCGAATTAGATATTTTATCAAATAAATGGAATATTTTATTAACTGATATAGGAAAAGATTTCGAGGGAACTGCAAGACAAACTGTTGGTTTGTTTGATAGATTAATCCAAAGCATTATTGATTATAGGAAAGCAGTAGCTGAAAGAGAGCCAATAAAACAATATTCTTATGAATTAAGAACAGTTAGTCGTGAATATGCAGACGGCATTGTAAGAGTAAAAAGATTAGTTCAAGTTACTAAAGATTTAGAAAAATCTCATGACGATGAAAGGGACGCAGTAGAAAGCTATATTGCAGGTTTAACCGATTTACGAAAAAGTAAAGAGGAAGTTGTTGATACTACTCAAGATGAAATAGACGCAGAAGAAGAATTAGCTAAAACTAGAGAAGAAGAGTCTTTAGGAGCATTAAATAAAGTTTATAGTGCTTATCAAAAGATGAACAAGATTAAAGAAAATATTACTGATTTAGAAAACGAAGAAAAGAAAGCATTAAAAAATCTTAATAAGGAAATGAACGCTGAAAAAGGCATTATTTCTAGACGAGATTATGCACTTGAACAATTAAATAAAGAAAAAGAAAAATCTAAAGAAGTTACTGCTGAAGAACAATTAGCTATTGAGCGTCAAAAAGAAGCTATACAAAAATTATTAGAAGTAGAAGATAGAAGTAAAGTACAAAATCTTGAATTACAAGTTGCTCAACAACGATTAACTGAATTAATTAAAGATAGTACTTCTGCAACTCAAGCCGAAGAGCAAGCACAAAGAGAGTATCAAAGAGCTTTAGATGATTTAGAAAAACAACAAGAAAAAATTAAAAAGGCTCAAGAAGAATATCGTCAAGCACAAGAAGATTTAGCAAAAGCTACTGCTAATTCAACTGAAAATTTATTAGCTATGGCTATTGCTAAAAAAGAATTAGATGACGCTATCGCTGACGCTCAGGCAATTGGTGCATTAGAAGAAGGCATAAGACAAATGGTTGCTAATGTTGGTGGAGATTTAGATAAACTAAAAGCTAGTTTTCAATCTATATTTAATATGTCAGGTAAAAAAATAAGTCCATTTACAAGTACTCCTAGTGTTCCTACAAGCCCTCAGACAGGAGGAGTTAAGTTTCCTGCAAGTGGTGGTGCAGAAGTACCAAAAGGTGGTTTTACAGATGTTGGAGGCGGTTTAGCAAGATATGGTAATACAAATATTATTACAGTAAATCCTCAAGCACTATTAGGAACTCCTCAAGATATAGAAGAAGCAGTAGCAAGAGCCTTACAAGAGGGAGCAAGGCGTGGAATTAATGTGGCGTTCTAATGTCAGTTGCATTTGATAATAATGTAAATATAACAGTTGAAGTAGGATTTGATAGTAATCCATTTGATAGTTCTATTACATTTACTGATATATCTGCTTATGTAAGACAATTTACAACTAAACGAGGTAGGCAGAATGAATTAGGACAGTTTGTTGGTGGAACTGCAAGTATTTTATTATCTAATGCAGATAACAGATTTAATCCAAATAATACTTCTAGTCCTTATTATGATACTGGAAATTCTATAACAAAAATACAACCTTATAAAGTTATAAAAATAACTGCTGAATATGATTCAACTACTTATCCAATATTTTATGGTTTTTTAGATATGATACCTGTAAGCTATCCTGCGTTAGGTGCAGATAGCACAGTAGTTTTCAATTGTGTTGATGCCTTTAAGATATTTAACTCACAAACTTTAAGTTCAGCAGGTTGGAGATTAGGTAGAGGTGGATTTTCAGAAATAGGAATATCAACAGTATTAGGTTATGAAGATGAACAAGAATTATCAAGTATTAGAGTTAGTAGATTATTAGACCAATTACAGTTTCCAAGTTCATTAAGAGATATACAAATTGGAACTAATGAAGTACAATCACAAACAAATTCAGATAATGATATATTGACTGCAATAAGAGATTGCGAAAAAGCAGAAAATGCTCAATTCTTTATTGGTAAAGACGGAAAAGCAGTATTTAGAAATAGAAATTATAGATTGGCTAATACAAATGCTACAACAGTTCAAGCTACTTTTTCTAATGACGGAACTAATTTACCTTATACAGATGTTATAACTTCGTTTGATACTCATGAAGTAAGAAATGTTTATCAATGGACTAGAAGTGGTGGTAATACACAATTTGTATCAGACGCTAATTCGGTGCAAAGATATAGACCAATAGCAAGTGTTGAAAGTACTATAAATGTTTCTGATTTAGATGTTTTATCATTAATAGAACAAAAAATCGCTGAAACTGCATTACCTATTGTTAGAATAGATAGTTTAAAAATTAATCCAAGAGAAGATGTAAATATTTGGGAAAAAGCATTAGGATTAGAATTTGGAGATAGAATATCTGTTAAAATAGTTAATCCAGATACTTCTAGCTATACTGATGAATTATGGATAGAAAGTATTCAACATACAGTTAATGCTAGTACTCAATCTTGGAACTGGAACTTAACATTAAGTCCTGCAAGTTCTAGCGGTTGGGTACTTGGACAAGCTAAACTAGGTATAGGAACTAGATTTGCATATGAATAGGAGAATATAAATGGCAGGAGCAGGTTTTAAGACTTGGACTACAGGAGATTTAGTAAATGCCTCTGATTTTAATACTTACATACAAGAACAAGTTGTTATGGTATTTGACGACAGTTCTGCAAGAGATAGTGCAGTAACTTCGCCTACAGAAGGCATGTTTGCATTTTTAAAAGATACTGACACATTAACCTATTACAACGGCTCTACTTGGGGCAGTTTTATTGGCGAGGGCGATATTACTGCAGTTAATGCAGGTAATGGAATGTCTGGTGGTGGAAGTTCTGGAGCAGTAACTTTAAATGTTGATGTAAATGGACAATCTAGCACTACAGTTGCAGGTGGCGACGAGGTTTTAGTAGCTGATGTTGATGATAGTAACAACATTAAAAAAACTACTGCACAAGATATTGCTAATTTAGCACCTGCTGGAGCAACAGTTGGACTAATATTGGCGTTAGGATAAAGGAAAATAAATGGCTGAAGCATATAAAAACGCATACTTAGATGTAACTTCATCTGCACAAACCTTATACACCAATTCAAGTGGTGGAACAGGTATTGTTGTAACCTTAAGAATTACAAATGTGGACGGAGCTACAGACGATACAATTACTGCTGATGTTATTGACGGAACTTCTGGTAATGCAAGAATTGCATACACAATTTCAGTTCCAGCAGATAGCACAATTGAGTTAGCAGGAACTTCTAAATTATTTTTAGAAAATGGCGATAAAATTGATTTGACTGGTGGTAATGCGTCAGGCGATTTAGAGGCGTTTGCAAGTATTTTAGAAATAACCTAAAGGAGTAATTATGCCTTATGGTTATCTAGGACAAAATCAACCTAATCAAACTGTATCTAATAGTGGTGTCTTTTCTATTACTGATGTAGCTGAACTTCAATCACAAGGAAAACTTGGTGGTAGTTTAGAACTTATTGAGGAACAAACTTATTCAAGTGGTGTATCTTATATAGATTTTACTTCTATAAAAGGTGAAAATTATGATGTACATTATTTAACTTTTGATGGACTTTCTCATACTGTTGCAGGTGTTTCTTTATTTAGTATTAGATATTCAACTGATGGTGGAAGTTCTTATGTATCAAGTGGCTATCAAAATGCTTATCAACAGGGTTTTGCAAATGGTACTTTTAGTGAGTTAAGAAGTACAAGTGAAAGTGGAATTAGAATAGGATATTCCTATTCAACTGTAAAAACAAGTGGTTATGTATATTTATATAATTTAAACAATTCATCAAAATATTCTTTTAACACATTTCAAAGTATTGCTGACAATACTGCTATGCAATTTGGTGGTGGTGTCTATCCAACTGCAAATACAGTAAATGCAATAAGAGTTTATGATGTATATTCCTTAGATAGTGGAACAGTAAAACTCTATGGAGTAAAACAGATATGAGTAACCTAAGATTAATTAATGAAACTTCTGCTACTAATTCATCACAAGTAAATATAACAAATATATTTTCAGCAGATTTTGATATTTATAAATTTACAGTTTTAGTTGATGAAGGAACACAAAATGACAACATTAATGCAAGACTTATAAATGCTAGTGGTAGTGTTGTTTCTACTTCTACTTATGATTGGGCAGGTTTAGATATGAACTCTTATACAACTTTTAATGAAGTTAGATTTACTAATACATCATATTTTCCTAATCTAACACAAGCAGATTTACAAACTGATGATGGTGGTAATTTTGTTATGTATTTATTTAATCCTTTTTCATCTAGTAGTTATACATTTATGCTTGGGCAATCATCACAACATTTTAGTTCTGCTAATTACTACAGAGCAAGAAAATATATTGGTGTAGAAAAATCAACTAACAGTATGACAGGTTTAAATTTTTGGCTTAATAACAATGGAACACCTGATTGGGAAATAAAAACTTATGGATTGAGAGTAGATAGCTAATGGCAGGACAATTAATTCAAGTAAATACTGCAACAGTTACAGTAGCAACACCAAGTGTAACCCTTACAGGCATAGATAGTGATGATGTTTATATGGTGGCAGTAAATAATTCAACATCAAGTGTAGATGTTTGTAACTATAATATTAGATTTACCACAAGTGGCACACCTGATACTACTTCTAATTATGATT